AGCTGTGCGGACTAGTCACCCGCATACTGAACCCTACTGGACGTTCTGGGGCCGTTGGAAGGAGAACGTCGCAAATTTCTGGGCAACCAGTGCGATAACACGCGTCCTATGTTGTGTGGATCCGGGAGTCCACCTGGACATGCAACTGCGTAGGGAGCAACACTCAGCCGTGAGGCGGTCCATGATGTATTCACTCGACTATCATGGATCCGAATCCATCATAGCCGCCACTGTGGCGGATTTGAAGGAGGGAGGCCACAACATGTTGCAGGACGAGGTCGAACCGACCGTCCCTACACCACCAATCGCCAATTTGGGGCCAACATCCACTGTCCTGACAGTGTATGATCCCACGACTCATTTCCCATGGAGACAACCACCATTACCAACCCGTCAACGGAGTAGCAGACGCGGCTTGCGACCTTTACAGTTCGTGCCGCGGTTTGCTGCGTCCGTCGTCATTGAGCTTCGCTCACGGTTAGGACAGCTGCCCAGTAGCATCTCAGGCAACCAACTAATCGTGGAACGCGAAGCGCTGCGTCTCATGAGGAAATATTCGGTGCGCGAAGTCGATGCCGTGGCACACCTACCATCCATAATAAGCTGTTACTTTAACGAGGACGTCCACTACCGTGTAGAGACGTCGCATAGACGGATGAGTAGGTTTCAGCGTTGGCTGCTGGATCTCAATGACCCACAGCCAATGTTTACGCCTCTAACTTAGGGGCGCCCTGTTCGGTTAGCTGGACACGATACTGAGATGGTCGGTCATGACCTTTCAAGGTGTCGTGGGGTGCTCGAGCTAATACCGAATGGGCAGGCAGCCAAGAAGCGTAGTTTCGTTGTTATACGCGACTTGGGACCAACACACACTCTCGGTGTGTACAACAACACAATCGACGTGATTGGGCGAGCTTTCGAAGAGAGATACTTCCTATGTAAAACAAAGGATGGATTTGAGCCAGCACTTCACGTGAGACCGCGTACTTACAAACGTAATATTTGGTTAGTATCGTTCAAGGACATCGTGGTTCGCATTTGCGGCGATGCCCCTGTTGTTTCCCTTCAACGTGTCGTTGAAGCGTACACAGGCGCAAAGCGTCGCATCTACCAGCGAGCTTATGAGTCATTGATGATCACACCGATATGCAAGAATGATTCCATCTTGCACTCGTTTGCCAAGTACGAAAAGATCGACTTGGGCAAGGTCCCCCGAGTCATCAATCCGCGCGACGCGCGCTACAATTTAACCCTTGGCAAATATTTGAAATTTTTAGAGAAGCGTGTATACAAAGGGATTAATGTAGCGTTCGGTGCACACACTCCGCATACAGTGATTAAGGGGCTGAATGTCGTAGAAGCCGCAGGTGTGATCAAGGAGAAGTGGTCACGGTTTCTCAACCCGGTAGCTGTGGGATTAGATGCGTCCAAGTTTGACATGCACACATCTGTTCCCGCACTAAGGTACGAACATTCGGTTTACACATCAATCTTCCCGCAGTCGAGTGAGCTCAAGGAGTTGCTGCGGTGGCAGGAGGTCAATGGCGGGAGAGCGTTCTGTGATGACGGCATGGTAAAGTTCAAAATGCATGGCACACGTTCATCCGGGGATCTTAACACATCTCTGGGTAACTGTATCATCATGTGCGGGCTCATCTTTGCCTTCACCAGGGAACGTGGGTTGGATGTCGAGCTTTGTAACAACGGTGACGACTGCGTCGTCATTCTAGAACAAATCCAACTCAATGCTTTCATGCTAAACCTACCCAAATGGTTCGTGCGACATGGGTATCGCATGACCGTTGAAGACCCTGTGTATGAGTTAGAACAGATAGAGTTCTGTCAGTCGCGCCCTGTGTGCGTCGACGGAACATACCGCATGGTGCGTAACCTAACTAACTCAATCACCAAAGACCCGCTATGTCTCGTGCCAGTGCAAACACCTAAGGTGTTGCGCATGTGGTACGGGGCTGTCGGCGATTGTGGATTGTCCATCACGTCAGGAGTGCCCATACTCCAAGAATATTACAAGATGTTCAGGCGTGCTGGCAAAGCGTACTCCGAAGGGTTCTTGAAGCATGTCAACAAGAACTCTTCCCATATGGAGAGAATGCGCGGAATGGGGGTGCCCAAAACCAACGCGATATCAGCGGCCACACGGTGTAGCTTTTACTTCGCGTTCGGAATTTTACCAGAGTTGCAAATGTCAATCGAGAGCGCATACGCTAATACCACACTCGAAGAGGACATCGAAGATTTGCTGCACGAAGAACTGTCGCTTGACAAGTACGACAACTGTCCGCCGTCTGTCGTACAACACATGTTTTAGGTGCCGG